CATCTTTACCTTTTGGGTCAAGTAATTGTCCTATCGTTGCTTGAACGCTTGAATGTGCTTGTGCAAATTCATCAAGGAAAAATAGACCTTCACCACTCTTAGGCAAGTTGCCTAAAAATGCTTTCTTTTGCTCACCATCTTCAATGTATGGCAAACCACCTAAGTCGATTGATTCTACTAATCCCAATCGAAAAGAGATAAATCCAAATTCATCATCTTTAGGACTTACTGAATCAGTAAGCTTTCTATCGTTTGCTAGTTCCTCAGCGATCTCTTTAACAATCGCAGATTTACCAACACCTGTTCCACCAATTAAAAATGGGATATTGCTTCCCATCAAAATATGTAAACAGGATTTTTTTGCTTCACTAGGTTTAAACATAATAATTCCCTCCAAAGAAATATAAGTTCAGTTTCTTGCACCCCATAATTAGGATGCTCGTCAGCACGTTAATTCGTGGACTGTTGGAGCAGTCCCAAAAGTTATATATCTTTCTGTGATTCCAAAGACAATATTCGTATCAGTAATACTTCAATTGTAATTGGCAAAAAGATAATTTCCTTTTGGTTTTGGGGGTCTTGCTGAAGTCGTCACGACTTGAACTATCCTATTGTTTCCCACTAGCTACTTTCTAAACCGAATTCATTATTGGGCTGGAATAACCTTTTCTTCCCAATAAGTCTTGTTGAATTTGACCCTTCAACACTAGAAGTTGGGTTTTCAACTTTACCTCTTTCAAGACCCTTTAGGGTAGTTGGCTACAGTTTAAAGTCATAATCGTTTTGGACTGTGTAGAGACAGTATACACAAAAGAAACACTATATTAAACATTTAATTTGATAGCAGTCTGTGAGCATTACCAAAAGACCTATGATCAGTTAATATTATTTGTATGAACAGCGACACCAAAAACAAAAAACCAGACCTCAAGATCATAAAAAAAGAAGCAGAACTTACTATTAAGCAAAGACAGTTCGTAGATGAAATCATCAAGGGCAAGTTGGGTAGCTACAAAGAAGCATATGCATCTGTTTATGATGTCACGCTAAATAAGGATGGCTCTATTCCTAAGTGGGTAGAGGTTGAAGCAAGTAAGTTAGTTGCAAACCCTAAGATAGCAATAAGCATACAAAGAGCTATAGCTAAGAAAGAGCAGTCAGCAGTTGCTAGTAGTCTCAGGACAAGGAACTATGTCATAGACCAATTGTATAAAGAATCTAAAGAATCGGATTCAGATTCAGCTAGGATTCGTGCATTGGAACTGCTGGGCAAGAGCGTATCGTTGTTTAGTGATGTTGTTGAGACTAAAGAAGCAAGATCAAGCGAAGAAGTCGAAGCAGACATTGAGGAACGCATACAGGCACTACTCGACAAACAATAGACAATCATCAACTAACTATAGATAGATCATTAGAACGCATCTGTGTTAGCCATACGCACACTTATACGCATATATAAGCAGACACAATATATAGTGTTCTAATTTTTCGATCCTAAATCCCAAACCCCCATATGTTGTGTTCTGAAGCTGAAGAAAAAAGTGACCCCCTACCCCCCTTTTACGCAGTCGGCTACCTGACTATCTTATATACATAGTAATATGCACATTATATTAAGTATTTTCATAGACCCCCCCTATGTATTGCATTTTGATAGCAGATTTTGTAAGATAATATAGGTTTTTTTGTAGAAAATGGCTAAGGGACCCTAGACCCCCCATAATATTTTGCAAAAAAATGTTGTTTTTCATGTGAAGATGTGCAATTATGTTAAAATCTAGCGTGATTTACATCCAGTAGGTACCTACTTGTTAAGTATTTACTTAGTAAGTGCCTCTTAGTGGTAGCAACTTACTAAGTTTTTAATTTTAGAAGGTATTTACTTACTATATAGTATGGAGATGTATGAGTAACCACATATTAAACCAAGTTCAGAACTTATCTTTAGACGAAAAGAGGGAATTATTAGGTTTATTAGACGAATTAGAGGAAGCTAAAGCCAGAGAGAGGTGTGCAGACGACTATATGGCGTTTGTAAACGAGATGTGGAGTGCTTTTATTGAAGGTCCACATCATAAAATCATGGCTGATGCGTTTGAGCGTGTTGCTAATGGCGATTTAAAGCGTTTAATTATCAATATGCCACCCAGACATACCAAATCCGAGTTCGCATCTTATCTTTTACCTGCTTGGTTCCTAGGAAGTAAGCCAGAAAAAAAGATAATACAAACTGCCCATACTGCAGAACTAGCTGTAGGCTTTGGTCGTAAGGTTAGAAACCTTGTAGGCAGCAAAGATTATAAGCGTATATTCCCCAATGTTAGTTTGCAGTCGGATTCTAAAGCTGCGGGTCGTTGGAATACGAACAAAGGTGGTGAATATTTTGCGATTGGTGTAGGTGGAGCAGTTACTGGTAAAGGTGCTGATCTACTTATCATTGATGACCCGCACTCTGAACAAGAAGGAGCTTCTGCAGATATCAATGTTTTTAATCGTACCTATGAATGGTACACATCTGGTCCTCGACAGCGTTTACAACCTAATGGTGCAATCGTTGTAGTGATGACAAGATGGCATAATAAAGACCTAACTGGACAAGTTATAGACGCTAGTATTAAGCGTGGCGGAGCCGATCAATGGGAGGTAATTGAATTACCTGCAATATTGCCATCTGGAAAGCCTTTGTGGAGTGCTTTTTGGAAGTTAGAAGAATTAGAAGCTTTGAAAGCTGAATTACCTAGCTCTAAATGGATGGCTCAATATCAACAAGACCCTACATCTGAAGAAGGTGCTCTTGTTAAAAGAGAATGGTGGCGAACATGGGAAGGCAGAAATCCACCTAATTGTGAATTTATAATTCAATCTTGGGATACAGCGTTCTTAAAGACACAAAGAGCTGATTTTTCAGCGTGTACTACATGGGGTGTTTTTTATAAAGAGAATGACGAAGGTTTTGTTGCTCCACAACTAATACTATTAGATGCTTATCAGGAGCGTTTAGAGTTCCCAGATTTAAAGAAAATGGCTTTAGAGAAGTATAACGCTTATAAACCAGATGCGTTTATTGTAGAAGCTAAGGCTGCAGGTATGCCTCTTATCTTTGAGTTAAGAGCAACAGGTATTCCTGTACAAGAATACACACCAAGTCGTGGTAATGATAAAATATCAAGAGTAAATGCTGTATCAGACTTATTTGCTTCTGGTGTTATATGGGCACCTGAAACTAGATGGGCAGAAGAAACTATAGAACAGTTTGCTGGATTTCCTAATATGGAACATGATGATCTAGTTGATAGCAGTACGCAAGCATTATTAAGATTTAGACAAGGTGGTTTTGTTCCTCTTGATTCAGATGAAGAAGATGAGCCACTAGAACATAACAGAACAGCAGACTATTACTAGGGAGACTATGGCTATAGAAAAACAATTTGTTCCTGCTACACCAGTAGATGGATTAGTAGAAATGGAACCAGAAGTAGAAGTAGAGGTTGAAACAACAGAAACCGAAGATGGTGGCATGATTGTTGATTTTGATCCAAATGCATCTGAAATGACAGATGCTAGCTTTGATTCTAACTTAGTAGATTTTATTGATGAAGATGAGCTTACCTCTATGGGTAATGAACTAATAGGTGCTTATCAGTCAGATAAAGATTCAAGATCAGAATGGGAAGAAACCTATGTTAAAGGTTTAGATCAACTAGGATTAAAGATAGAAGAAAGAACTACGCCTTGGGCAGGAGCTTGTGGTGTATTTCATCCTATGTTAAGTGAAGCTGTAATAAAGTTTCAATCTCAAGCTATATCAGAAATATTTCCTGCTGCAGGTCCTGTAAGAACTAAGATAGTAGGCACAATAGATTCTGCTAAAGAGAAACAAAGTCAAAGAGTTCAAGATTACTTAAATTATCTTTTAACCCATGAAATGACTGAATATAGAAGTGAAACAGAAAAGATGTTATTTTCTTTACCACTTGCAGGTTCAGCATTTAGAAAAGTTTACTTTGATCCAACACTAAATAGACCAAGTGGTATATTTGTACCTGCTGAAGATGTAGTAGTTAATTATGGTGCAAGTGATTTAGAAACTTGTGAAAGAGCTACTCATGTGATGAAGAAGTCATCTAATGATATAAGAAAGATGCAAGTCAATGGTTTTTATAGAGATATAGAGCTACCTGATGCAACACCATCATCATCTGATATTACTAAGAAATATAATGAGATGACAGGTGAATCAGAAAGCTATGACTATGATACACGCCATACTATCTTGGAAATGCAGGTAGATTTAGACCTTAAAGGGTTTGAAGATAAAGATGCTAATGGTCAAAATACAGGTATTGCTTTGCCTTATGTAGTAACGATAGATAATCCTTCTGGCATTATATTAAGCATTAGAAGAAATTATTACGAAGATGATCCTGCTAAATTAAGAAGGATGCACTTTGTTCACTATCAATACCTACCAGGATTAGGTTTCTATGGTTTTGGATTAATTCATATGATAGGTGGATTAGCTAAATCAGCTACATCAATACTTAGACAGCTTGTAGATGCAGGTACTTTAAGTAATTTACCAGGTGGTTTAAAAGCTAGAGGATTGCGTATTAAAGGTGATGATAGTCCTATTATGCCTGGTGAGTTTAGAGATGTAGATGTGCCAGGTGGTGCTATTAGAGACAATATTACATTCTTACCTTATAAAGAGCCTTCAGGAACTTTATTTCAACTATTAGGTAACATAGTAGAAGAAGGTAAAAGATTTGCTAGCATATCTGATATGAAAGTATCTGACATGAATAGTCAGGCACCTGTTGGCACAACGCTAGCACTATTAGAAAGAAACATGAAAGTTATGTCTGCTGTACAAGCTAGACTTCATGCTTCCATGAAAAGAGAGTTTGAAATACTTGTGGGTGTTATTAAAGACTTTACTAACCCATCTTATCCATATCAAGTAGAAGAAGGGCAACAAATAGCAATACAAGATTTTGATGCTAGAGTAGATGTATTACCAGTATCAGACCCTAATGCAGCAACTATGGCTCAAAGAATTATGCAATATCAGGCTGCTATGCAATTAGCACAACAAGCACCACAATTATATGATTTAGGTCAATTACATAGACAAATGCTTGAAGTATTAGGTATTAAAGATGCAGATAAGATAGTGCCTCCACAAGGAGATGTACCACCAGTTGATCCAGTTACTGCAGTACAGAATATACTTAATGGTAAACCTGTACAAGCATATGAGTTCCAAGATCACGAAGCTCATATCAATACATTGGTAGCTGCACAGCAAGACCCAAATGTACAATCAAAAGTACAACAAAGTCCAAATGCACAAGTTATACAAAGTTCTGGATCAGATTACATAATGCAACATCTTTCATTGCAGTTTAGAGATCAAGTTGAAAGAGAGATGGGTGTAGAGTTACCACCAGTCGGTGAGCCTTTACCTGCAGATGTTGAGAAAAGAATATCTACTCTTGTAGCTGAAGCAGCACAAAGAGTAGCTACAACAAATGCTGCACAAGCAGAACAAGCTAGAATACAAGAACAAGCACAAGACCCATTAATCCTTGCTAAACAAAAAGAACTTGAGATTAAAGAAAAACAAGTAGAAGGTAAATTAAGGATTGATGAAAGCAAGCTTGCTGTAGATGCTGCTAAAGCTGTAGCTAATAAAGAGTTAGAAGAAAAAAGAATTGAAGCTCAACAAGAAGCTAGTGGTTTAAAAACAGGTATGCAGATTGCTAGCGATTTGCTAGATAGACAAGAAAGATCAGAAAATAAAGTATTGGATGATTATAAAAAAGGTATTGACATTGCTAAAGATTTAGTTGATGATAGCAAATTGAATGAGTAATGATATAAATGAGCAATCACTATCAACTTACTTAACTAAAAAGTTAAGGGAGATAATGAATGAATGTTCTGATCATATCTCAACAGGAAGTTGTAAAGACTTTCCTGAGTATAAAAGAATGACAGGAGTTATAGAAGGTTTAGCTCTTGCAGAACGTGAAGTTCTGGATTGGAAGGAACGACACTTAAAAGAATAGGAACTCGACACCTTATGTCGTGCAAAATATGGATAAGAAAAAAGAAATAGATATCCCAAAACCAGATAGCGTAGAAAAGCCAGAACCTAGTGATGAGGTGAAAAGCCAACTACCTATACCTAAAGGTTGGAAAATACTTATAGCAATGCCTGAAGCATCAGAAACTTATGCTGATAGTAATCTTATAAAATCTAGTCAAACTAGAGTTGATGAAGAAACATCTAATATATGTGGTTATGTTCTAAAATTAGGCACAGAAGCTTATGCTGATAAAAAAAGATTTCCAACTGGACCTTGGTGTAAAGAAGGTGACTGGGTAATATTTAGAGCTTATTCAGGTACTCGTATGAAAATGTATGGTAAAGAGTTTCGTTTAATTAACGATGATACTGTAGAAGCAGTAGTAGATGATCCAACAGGAGTAGTTAGAGCATGAGTGAGAGCATAGAACAAGTCATAGATACAAACGCAGAGCCTGTATCAGAACAAACATCAGAAGATAAATTTTTTGGTGTTGCAAGTGAAATTAATACTGAAACCCCAAAAGATATTGAGGTAGAGGTAATAGATGAAAGACCTGAAGAAGATAGGAGACCACCTAAAGTTGAAACTACAGAAGAAGCTGTAGATGATGATACTTTAGATAAAGAAATAGCAGACTACAGTAAAGCTGCTGGTGATAGGATTAATAAAATAAAATATGAGTATCACGAAGAACGTAGAGCAAAAGAACAAGCTTTAAGAGAATCAAAAGAAGCTACAAAAGTTTTAAAAACCTTAATGTCTGAAAATCAGAAGTTACAAAGTATAGTTAATCAAGGTGGTGATGTATTAAACCAACAGGCACTTAATAATGCACAATGGGCAAGATATAACGCACAAGAAAAGTTTAAGAAAGCCTATGAAGAAGGTAATGCAGAAGAAATGGCTGCAGCACAGGCTGAGTTAGCACAAGCTACTTTAGCTGAACAACAAGCAGGTAGTTATGCACAAAATTTACAAGATCAAGTTGCATCTGAATATGTAGAGCCTCAACAAGAGAATGTTTCTCAACCTGATCCAGAAATGGATGCATGGTCAAAAAGAAACCCTTGGTTTATGGGTAGTGAGCCAATACATAAAGAGATGACATCATTTGCTATGTATGTAGATCAATCATTACAAGCAAATGGCGTAGACCCTCAAAAGAACTCTCAGCAGTATTATTCTGAGGTTGACGCAAAAATGAGAGAACAATTTCCAAATTTCTTTGGTGTATCTCAACAACAATCTGTGGAAGCAGAAGAAGTTGTAGAAACTCCAAGAAGGCAGGTAGTTAATCCTGTCGCACCTGCTACGAGGAATAGCAGTAAAACCCCTCGCAAAATTCATCTGACACAGAGCCAAGTCGCCCTCGCAAAGCGACTAAATATAACGCCTGAGCAGTATGCAAATCAACTTTTAAAGGAGAACTAAGATGTCAGATTTACCTGATAATCAAGATAATATTAATGCTGAACAAGAATCAGCAGAGCGTACCCCTAGGGAGATAGAGAGCCGAGAGGCTTCCCAGCGTATTCAAAGTTGGGAAAATCCATCAAACTTACCAAACCCTACACCACAAGAAGGATGGGTATTTAGGTATATTAGAACTAGCCTTTTAGGCAATGCTGATAATCCTAATGTATCAAGAAAACTTAGAGAAGGGTGGCAACCTTGTAGATTAGAGGATCATCCAGAACTACAGATTCATATGATGGATCATAATTCTGAGTGGTCAAAGAAAGGTAATGTTGAGATTGGTGGACAACTGTTATGTAAGATGCCATTAGAAAAAGCGAAAGCTAGAGACGAATATTTTGCTAACTTAGCACAGTCTCAAATGGAATCTGTAGATAACACTTATTTCAAGGATCAAGATTCAAGAATGGCTACCAAACAAGTATTTGAAAGAAAATCAAGAACAACATTTGGTAAAGATTCATAGTTTCTTGTTAGATTAATTTAATTTTTTTTTAGGAGAAAATTATGGCATCAAGTGCAGCTCCACATGGAGCAAGACCAGTTGGTACTGTAGTTGGAAGTCCTTATCAAGGAAAAGTAACACATTACAAAATTAAAAATGCATATGGCACAGACATATTCTTTGGAGATTTTGTAAAGTGGGGTGATGATAACCCTAATACCACTATCCAAAAAGATACTGGTACAACATCTTTAACACCTATTGGTGTATTCCTTGGTTGTGCTTACACAGACCCAACAACAGGTCAATTCACACCAAATCAATATTATCCAGCTTCAACTGCTGCAGATGATATTGTTGCGTATGTTGCTTCTGACCCATTTATACTAATGCAAATGCAATCAGACGAAACTCTTGGACAAGATGATCTTGGCAAGAACTGTGCTGTTGTGCAAACTGCAGGTAGTACAGCAATAGGTACAAGTAAAAACGCAGTCGATGGTAGTACAGCAGCTACTACTAACACACTACCATTAAAAGTCGTAGACTTTGTTGATGGACCAGATAGTGCTGTTGGTGATTCGTTTACTGATGTACTAGTAATGTTTAATGTCGGACACCAGTTGTTAAATACAACAGGTATAGGTTAAGGGAGATAAATTATGGCAGCTATTTCAAGAGCTAACGAGTTAAAACAACTCTTACCTGGTCTTAACGCATTATTCGGTGAAGAATACAATCGTTATGAGAATGAGCACGAAGAAATCTATGTAACTGAAAATTCTGAAAGAAGTTTTGAAGAAGAATTGAAGTTATCTGGTTTTGGAGCAGCTCCTGTGAAAGATGAAGGTTCAGCTATCACTTATGATACTGCACAAGAATCTTTTGTCGCTAGATATACGCATGAAACTATTGGTTTAGGATTCAGCATTACTGAAGAAGCTATGGAAGATAATCTATATGTTTCAGTATCAGCTAGATATACTAAAGCATTAGCTAGAGCTATGTCTTATACAAAACAAGTGAAAGCAGCGTTTCCATTAAATAATGGATTCTCAACTACTTTTTCTTCTGGTGATGGTGTCGCTTTATTTAGCACAGCTCACCCACTTGTAAATGGTGGCACAAATAGTAATAGACCATCAACAGGTGCAGACTTAAATGAAACATCTTTAGAAGATGCAATCATTCAAATCGGCAAATATGTTGATGAAAGAGGTCTTAAAATTGCAGCAAAAGCTAGAAAGCTTATTATTCCTAGTGATCTACAATTTGTAGCTACAAGATTGCTACAAAGTGATTACAGAGTAGGAACTGCTGACAATGACATTAATGCTGTGAAAACTAATGGTGTGATTCCAGAAGGTTATTCAGTTAATCATTATTTAACTGATACAAATGCTTTCTTTATCACAACAGATGTTCCAGATGGAATGAAGCATTTTGTTAGAGCACCTATGACTACTACTATGGATGGAGACTTCGATACTGGTAATGTTAGATATAAAGCGAGAGAAAGATATTCTTTCGGTGTATCTGATCCACTAGGTATCTTTGGTTCACCAGGTAGTTCGTAAGAACTTTTAGGGGAGCATACGCTCCCCTTTTTTTTATGTTATATTATTAATATCTAGGATTTTTAATTGTTCTATAGACTGACCTAGCAGACAAGCCAAGACGATAGAACTTATTTTCGAGGAGAAAATTATGGCAAAAACAACTTTTTCAGGTCCAGTTAAGTCATTAGCAGGATTTATATCAGCAGGTAATGCAAATGTAGTTAGCTTAACAGCAGACACTACACTTACTGTTGCAGCACACGCAGGAAAAATATTAACTTGTAATGATGCTGATGGTAAGTTTACTTTACCTAGCATAGTAGCAACAGCTCCAGGTGAAGATGGAGACCCAAATCAAACAAATAACTTAGGTGCATCTTTCTTTTTTGTAGTAGAAACAGCAGCTACTGATATGGACATACTTACAGATGGTACAGATAAATTTGTAGGTGGTTTATATACAGGTGTTGATGATGCTACAGGAAAAACATTTATCTCTGGTGCATCTAATGATGTCATTACATTAAATGGCTCAACTAAAGGTGGATTAGCAGGTAGTATTATTAAGGTAACTGCAATGGGTAGTGCTAAATACGCTGTAGAAGGAATCATTTTAGGTTCAGGCACTTTAGTAACTCCATTTGCTGACGCTTAATAGGAGATAGATTATGGCTGATGCAGTAACAACACAAACCATAATAGATGGTGAAAGAAATTGTGTTATGAAGTTTACTAATGTTAGCGATGGCACAGGAGAATCAGCAGTAGCTAAGGTAGATGTATCTGCCTTAGCTTCTAACTCAGCAGGTAAATCTTGTTCTGAAGTTAGAGTAATGCGTGTTAGTCATGCTGTCGTTGGTATGTCTGTTCAACTTTTTTTAGATGCTACAAGCAATGTTCTATTAATGGAACTTGCTGAAAGTAGTAATGGACATATGGATTTTAAAGATTTTGGTGGTTTACCAAATAACGCAGGTAGTGGTAAAACAGGAGATATCTTATTTACTACTAAAGGTCACTCATCAGGAGATACTTATTCTATCGTTTTAGAGATGATTAAAGTATATTCTGATTAACAGGTATTTATTATGGCAAATTATATAGTTTCAGAGACTGGTCAATTTCCACCTCAATATAAAGTTTTAGAAGCCTCAGATGATGGTATTTGGAGACCAGTATTTGGTCCTGATCCAGATTTAGAAGATGCACAACGCAAGTGTGATGAGATGAATGGCGTAAGAGCTAGAGATGACAAAGGTCATTATGTAGCTGATGATCCATCTACACCTGATGTTAATGAAGCTTATGTTGGTGGTAAAAAACCAAAAAAGAAAACAGTTAAAAAAACAGCAGCTAAAAAAAAGGGTAGACCTAAAAAAGCTGCATCTAAGTAAGGGTATAAAATTATGGCAGGAAAAATGAAAAGTAAAATGGGTTATAAAGGTGGTAAAAACACTATGAAAACCAAAATGGGTATGCGTGGTGGTATGAAAACCAAAATGGGCATGGCTGGTGGTAGACAACCAAGAGCAACTGAAATGGGTGCTGAATCTAATAAACAGTATGTTAAAAGAATGTTTGGTATGGGTATGAGTACTAAAATGACTAATGACAAACCTATGGAAAATAGAGGTTATGCTGCAGGTAAGAAAATTTCTATGAGAAGTAAAATGTCTACTAAAGGTGGAATGAAAGGTGGTAAACGTACTAAAGGATATGCTAAAGGTGGTAAATCCTAAATAGTTATTATGCCAATGAGAAAACAGGCGAAGATGCCGCCTAGAAATAAAAAAAACTTTCGACCTACTAAGTCTGGTGCTGGTATGACTAAAGCAGGAGTTAAAGCCTATAGGCGATTAAATCCTGGTTCTAAGTTAAAAACAGCAGTAACAGGAAAAGTTAAGAAAGGTAGTAAGGCAGCAAAACGTAGAAAGTCTTATTGTGCAAGGTCTTTAGGACAGCTTAAACGTAGTTCAGCTAAAACTAGAAATGATCCTAATTCAAGAATTAGACAGGCTCGTAGAAGGTGGAAGTGTTAATTGAGAAAGCGTAGAGACCCTAAAGTAGGAACAGGAAAAAAACCCAAAGGAAGTGGGAGGAGATTATATACCGATGAAAATCCAAAAGATACTGTTAGCATTGCTTACAAAACTCCAGCAGATGCTCGTAGAACTGTGGCAAAAGTTAAAAAGATTAATAAACCTTTTGCTAGAAAAATTCAAATCCTTACTGTGCTGGAACAAAGAGCAAAAGTCGCAGGTAAAACGCAGCAAGCAAAAATCGCCAAGCAAGGCAAAGAAGCAATAAGAAGAAAAGAAGGTAAATAATGGCAACAAGTGGAACAACAGCATTTACACTAGATTTAGGCGATATTATGGAAGAAGCTTATGATCTATGTGGTAGTGAATTGCGTTCTGGTTATGACTATAGAGGAGCTAAAAGAGCACTTAATCTTATCTTTTTAGAGTGGCAAAACAAAGGATTAAATCTTTGGAAGATAGAGCAAGCTACTCAGACACTTACTGCTGGTACTAGTTCATATACTTTAGAATCTAGTGCTTTAGAAGTTGTAGATGCTTTTATAAGAACAGATGCAGGTGATACAGATAAACAATTTGATCAAAGATTAAACAGAATATCAAGAACAGAATATAATCATCAGGCAAGCAAACTGTTACAGTCTAAGCCAACACAATTTTTTATTGATAAAGGCACAAGCTCTAATAGCATAGTTTTATGGTCAACACCTGATTCTGCAGAAACTTACACATTAGTATATGACTATATTAAAAGAATAGAAGATGCTGGTAATGTTGCAAGTAACAATGCAGATGTACCTAGTAGATATTTACCATGTCTAACATATGCTTTAGCTTATAACTTAGCTTGTAAAATACCTGAAGCACAAAATAGAGTAGCTATGATTAAGCAACGATATGATGAGCTTTGGAATGATGTTAGCGATGCTGATAGAGAAAGAGCATCAGTTAAATTTGTTCCAGATATAAATTTATATAGATGAGTTACGCAGTAGGTAAAAAAGCTTTAGGCGATTGTGATAGATGTGGATTTACTTATAAATTACAAGATTTAAAATATGAAATACAAGATAGTATTCGTAATGGATTAAGAGTTTGTCCTGAATGTTTTGATATTGATCATCCACAATTAAAAATTGGTGAGGTAGATTCATCCGATAATCAATCATTATTTAATCCAAGACCTGATAGAGGCAGAAAATCATCTACTGAATATTATGGATTTGATCCTGTATCAGGAACAGGAATGGTATTAAGAACAAAAATTGGGAAAGTTAAAGTGAGTACAGGATAATGGCTTGGACATTTACAACATTAAAAACAGCTATACAAGATTATACTAATAATACAGAAACTACTTTTGTAAATAATTTAGATGAATTTATAGTTAATACAGAAGATAGGATACAAAAACTTGTATCGCTTCCAGTATTTAGAAAAAATGTTACAGGAACTTTAACATCAGGTAATCAATATTTATCTACTCCTACTGACTTTTTATCATCACATTCTTTAGCTGTAGATAATAGTGGTTATGAATATTTATTATTTAAGGATGTGGCTTTTATAAGATCAGCTTATCCTGATAGTTCTACAACAGGTGTGCCTAAATATTATGCTAGATTTGATGAAGATAGTTTTATTGTTGCACCTACGCCAAATGCAAATTTTACTGCAGAACTTCATTATGAATATACGCCAACATCTATAACAGCAAGTGGTGATGGAACAAGCTATATAGGTACAAATGGACCAGATTGTTTATTGTATGGGTCTTTGGTAGAGGCTTATACCTTTATGAAAGGTGAGCCAGATATTATGGTTAATTATGAAAAAAGATTTCAAGAAGCTATATCAAGATTTAAAGTATTTGCTGAAGGTAAAAATACTAAAGATAACTACAGGACAGGTCCTGTAAGGCAACAGGTAACATAATGTTTACAGTAGATGTATCAACAAGTTTGGGTAATATTGATGTTAAAACAACCCAAAATAAGGGATTAAGTCCTGAACATTGGACAGAAAGAATAATGGAAAAATTAATTTCTATTAGTGATAATGCTGATCCAATGGTAAAAGCACAGGCACAGGCTTTTAAAGATAATATGACAAATGTTGTATTATTTTATTTAAAACAAGCTATAGCTAGTGATAGAGCTACTGTAGCAGGATTATTAGAAAAACAAGGTCATAAAGATATGGCTGAAATTATTAGGAGACTATAATGGCAATTTCACAAGCAATGTGTACATCTTTTAAGAAAGAATTATTAGAAGGAGTGCATAATTTTAAGAATAGTGGTGGTAGCACTTTTCAATTAGCTTTATATACGAGTTCTGCATCATTAGATGCATCTACAACAGCATACACAACTTCTAATGAAGTTAGTGGTACTAACTATACTGCTAAAGGTGGAACTTTAACTAGAGTTGATCCTAGTACATCAGGGACTACTGCATTAACAGATTTTGCAGATTTAACATTTAGCACAGCTACTGTTACTGCTAGAGGTGCTCTTATATTTAATGATAGTGCATCAGGTGATCCTGCTGTATGTGTATTAGATTTTGGTGGAGATAAAACTTCTACAGCAGGAGATTTTACTATTCAATTCCCAGCAGCAGATGCATCAAACGCTATTATAAGAATAGCCTAATAGCCTATGGCTAATATAACTGGTTGGGGTCGAGGGACCTGGGGACAACTTACTTGGGGTGAGCCTATACCAGTTGTTGTTACTGGAGTTGCAGGAACTACTGCACTTGGTAGCGAAACAGTAATAGCTAAAGCTTTAGTATCAGTTACTGGAGTAAGTGCTACATCAGCTTTAGGAAGTGAAACTGTAACAGGAACAGCTAATATTTCTGTTACAGGAAATGTAGGTACATCAGCATTAGGAGATGAAGTTGTCGCTGCTGATGCAAATACTTCAGTTACAGGTAACGCTGGAACTTCAGCTTTAGGTAATGCCATTACAATGGGAGCTGCTGTTACAGGAGTTTCTGGTTCAGCATCAGTAGGAACTCTTGGTGATGAATCTGTATCTGCAGCAGCTAATGTTGCTATTACTGGCATTTCTGCTACAAGTTCTTTAGGAAGTATATCTTTAGTAACAAATAATATACTTTCGATTACAGGTTTATCAGGAACTACAAGTTTAGGATCAGAAACTGTAATAGCTAAAGCAGATGTATCTATAACTGGTTTATCTGCTACTGGACAAATACAAGGCGTTAATATTTGGTCTATAATAGATGATTCACAAACAGCAAATTATAGTAATATATCAACAACACAAACAGCAAATTATTCAGAAGTTTCTACTTCACAAACACCAGATTGGAGTGAAGTAGCATAATAAAATTATAAAGAGGAATACACAATGGCAAGTACATATGTAAATGATTTAAGATTAAACGAAATGGCTACTGGTGATGCTAGTGGTACATGGGGTGAAACTACAAATACTAATCTTGAATTAATAGCAGAAGCTTTTAGTTATGGCACAGAAGCCATTACTACAAATGCTGATACGCATACAACTACAATAGCAGATGGAGCAACAGACCCAGGCAGGTCTATGTTCTTAAAATATACAGGCACATTAGATTCTACTTGTACTATTACTATAGGACCTAATACTGTATCTAAACTGTGGATTATAGAAAATGGAACAAGTGGCTCACAATCTATAATTATTAAACAAGGTAGTGGTGCTACAGTAACAATACCTAGTGGTAAAACTAAAGTAATTTATTCTGATGGTGCAGGTTCAAGTGGAGCAATGGTCGATGCTTTTGCTTCTTTAAACCTAGAAACAAGTGGAATTATAGAAACATCAGCTTCAATACAAACAGGTCTTATAGAATTTACTGATGGCGATGATGCCATGACCATAGCAGATGGTGGTGGTGTTACCTTTGCACAAACAGCTACTTTTAGTGATGATATTATTATTGGTGATGGGAAAACTATAGGTTCTGCTTCAGATGCAGATGCTATGACTATTGCTTCTAATGGACAAGTTACCTTTACACAAACTTTAATTGGTACAGCACTAGACATATCTGGTGATATAGACGTAGATGGCACAACTAATCTAGATGTAGTAGACATAGATGGTGCTTCTAACTTTGGAGCAAACGCTACTTTTGTAGATGGCATAAGAGCTAATTTTGGTACGGGTGAAGATTTACAAATATCACATACAGGTAGTAATAGTTTAATAGCTGATACAGGAACTGGCGATTTAAAAATAAGAGCTAATGATTTAAAATTAGAAGCATACGCATCAGAGGATAGTTACATAACTATGGTTGATGGTGGTGCTGTAACCTTATTTCACGATAACAGTTCGAAACTAGCTACAACAAGTTCAGGTGTAGACGTTACAGGTACAATCAATGGTGCAGGTATATTATCTAATACTGCTAATTTTGGTGAAGGTCTTTTAATTAGTCAAGATGCAGGTACAGGTACACTTTCATCTGCTAATAGAAACACAGGATTTGGTTATGAAGTTTTTGATGACTTAACATCTGGTGACGATAATACAGCTTTTGGTCAACAAGCGTTAGCTAAATTAACAACAGCTGGACATAATACAGCTGTAGGCTCTAATGCATTAGAATCAAATACCACAGGTGCTGAAAATACTGCAGTTGGTTCAGCATGTTTAGATGCTAATACTACAGGTACAGATAATACTGCTATTGGATTTGCTTCATTAGGAAATAACACAACAGCAAGTAGAAATACTGCTGTTGGTAATGTAGCCTTAAATGAAAATACAACTGGTGCAGATAATACTTCTGTAGGTAAATCAGCATTAGAAAAAAATACTACAGGCACTCAAAACACAGCAGTTGGTAGTTTAGCTTTAGATGCAAATACTACAGCTAGTAACAATACTGCTATGGGTCATAATGCTTTAACAGCAAATACTACAGGTGCTGAAAATACAGCAGTTGGTGCTGAAGCATTAGAAGCTAATACTACTGGAACAAGAAACACAGCAGTTGGTCAGCAATCTTTAGAAGCAAACACAGAAGGCACAGACAATTCTGCTTTTGGTAAAAATGCATTAGCATCAAATACTACTGGAATTACTAATAGTGCTTTTGGTCGTAATTCATTGTTTGCAAACACCACAGCTGATAACAATACAGCTGTTGGTTATAACTCATTAGCAGCAAACACTACAGGAGACCAAAACGTTGCAGTAGGTTCTTTAGCTGGAGATGCAATTACTACAGGATCACAAAACACAGCAATTGGTTATGCATCTTTAACAAGTGCAACTACAGCAAGTAGTAATACTGCTATAGGTAGAGCAACATTAAATGAAAATAGCTCAGGAGCTAGTAATACAGCTGTTGGACATGATGCTTTAGAATCAAACACGACAGCCTCAAACAACACAGCAGTAGGTGCACAAGCTTTAACTGCTAACACCACAGGTGCTAGTAACACAGCAGTAGGTTCAGGTGCTTTAGTAGCAAACACAACAGCAAACAGTAATACTGCTGTAGGTTTTGATGCTCTAAATGACAACACAACAGGTGCAAATAATACTGCTATAGGTGCAGGAACTTTAGATAAAAATACTACAGGAAGTTTTAATGTTGCATTAGGTTCAGCAGCTTTAGACGCTAATACTACAGGTGCTAACAACACAGCAGTTGGTTACTCTGCTTTATCTGCAACCACTACAGCCGACAACAATACAGCAGTAGGTATGCAAGCATTAAACGCAAACACTACAGGTGCTCAAAATACATCAGTTGGTCAAGGTTCATTAGAAGCAAATACCACAGGAGCTTCAAATACTGCTATTGGCAGAACTGCTTTATTATCAAACACTACAGGTGCTAATAATACTGCTTTAGGTAGTAATGCCTTAGATGCTAATACAACTGCTGT